AGAAAAATGGAATGAAGAAATTAGTTATTACCGATTGATATATCTTTTAAGTCAGATGATTTTCCGTTCGCATGAACCTGTTTGGTAGGAGGAATTTCATGTTTATGATCTGGTAGTGTGCCTGGTGGATTTACTAATACAACATCGGAGCATACTTTTGCATATTGTGACTTAGGATGAAACATAATGCCTGCTTTCATTAGTTCGCCACAGTTCTTTAATCTTGCAATCTCAAAGTCTAATCTTTTATTTGCCGTGTTCTGTTGCATGTATGCAAGATTAGCAGCTGCTGCATCCTTACAAAGTTGTTGTAGTTCTTTATCTAATGGTTTCGACCAAGTTGCAGATACACCTAATGAAACTGTATGACTATCTTTCTGCCCTGTTCTTGTTGGTTTAAAATATAATACTTCGCCTGGATTATCTGGTACATCATCATTGTTGGCATCGATGTTGTTATAAACAGGATCCATCCAGTAATCTTCATACGGACGTTTGATTGCCATATTTCCTGTTGCGAACGGTGTCACGTTCATGGTCGGGCCTTGACACTGTATCCCATTTCCGTATGTGTTAGTTATGTATGGCCCCTGTAGAACCTGTATAGCTTGATTCGTAACCGAGCCAGATGAGTTGGCCACTGGGTTAGCAGTCGCACTTACACCTCCTACATCTGTAGCGTATGAGGGAAAGCATGAAACGGTAGATAATATCAGCGCACTTGCTAATTTGAAAACGTACTGGTTGTGTTTGTGACACTTTGGATAGTGGTCGTTCGATTTATTATCGTATGATTTTTGAGGCCTGGCCCAGAATACGTCTCTGTAAATTGAAAAGGCTGCCCCGAATTTGTGATTGTGAAGTTTGGCTTTTGCTGTAAGTCCAATCCTGTCCATGTTGAAGTCACTCCATTCAATGTATTACTATTTCCTGTTGTTGTAGGTGAGGAAATAGTATTGCCGTCATGTGATATATTTGTTCCTGTGATAACGTGCTGATAGCCCGTATCATAGTTCATACTATTTATGGTCTCAGTCACAGTGGAAGTTGTTTCCGTGTTGCTCGTCATAGAGCCCTGAGTGAAATTCGGCACAACTGGCACAGCACCCACACTTTGAGGTATGAGTGCAATGAGCACAGTGACAACAATAACACGAATCTTTATCATCATTCATAATTAATTTACGGTAAGTTCATTTACAAATTGTCCAGTGGCCACAGTGCCTGCACCGCCAGCGGTTACTGTTACAGCTCCTGCTGTTGTGATTGTACCAGCAAGACTGCCTGCTGATCCTGCTGCCGTTGATGTCTGGTTACTGAAGTTGGATACTGTTCCTGCTGTTGGAGCAGAACTTGATATCGCATCGCCTTGAGTAAATGTCTGACTGAAGCTGAATGCTGAGCCAGCAGTTTTCTGAGTTGCTTCCAATGTTGGAATCGCACCTACGCCTGATGACACTGTTAATGAACCAAGTCCATCACTTACTGCACTACCACCAGACGGTGTGTATGATGTATCTACACCTGATCCAGAAACGGAATATGTTGTACCAATACGCTCAACCTGAGTCGCTCCTGCTGCTACACTAAGTTGCAAACTGCTTGATAACTTGTGAGTGATATCAGCCATGGCTGGAGAACTAAAACTCGCTAATAATATAAGTGGTAAAAATCTTTTCATTTTGACACACTATAGTCTAAAGACTATTTAGACACTCAAAAAATTTACCTACTTGCCATAGATGTAAAGATTTGTTAATATAAATAACACAGGTGATGTCTTCATTGCCTGACACAAAGGACTCGAAAGGATCGTAACCCTGCGTACAACTGCTCTCAAACCAAGACCTATAGGCAGTATAATACTTCGTCTTTCATATCCACCAGTGAGGGATTGGTGGAAATAAGTTTCGCATCTACCCTTGATGCCCTACTTAAAACGTCTTACTAATGACAACTCTTTCAAAACAAGGCAGAGGTGGTCTCCTACAGGGATGGCCAGAGTTCTGCGAATGGGTAACTTCAACTAACAATCGTCTTTATGTTGGTTGGTTCGGAGTACTCATGATTCCATGCTTACTAGCTGCAGCAGCATGTTTCATAATTGCTTTCATAGCAGCACCTCCAGTCGATATCGACGGAATCAGAGAACCCGTAGCTGGATCTTTTTTATATGGAAACAACATCATCTCAGGAGCAGTCGTCCCAAGCTCAAACGCAATTGGACTACACTTCTACCCAATCTGGGAAGCAGCAACAGTTGATGAATGGCTCTACAACGGAGGCCCATACCAACTCGTCATCTTCCACTTCCTTATCGGTATCTCTGCTTACATGGGACGCCAATGGGAACTTAGTTACAGATTAGGCATGAGACCTTGGATCTGCGTTGCTTATTCAGCACCAGTGTCAGCAGCATTCGCTGTATTCTTAGTGTATCCTTTCGGTCAGGGTTCTTTCTCAGACGGAATGCCTTTAGGTATCTCAGGTACATTTAACTTCATGTTCGTGTTCCAGGCAGAGCACAACATTCTTATGCACCCATTCCATATGGCTGGTGTTGCTGGAATGTTCGGAGGATCTTTATTCTCTGCAATGCACGGTTCTTTAGTTACATCTTCTCTAATCAGAGAGACAACAGAAACTGAGTCACAGAACTACGGTTATAAATTTGGTCAAGAAGAAGAAACATACAACATTGTAGCTGCACACGGTTACTTTGGTCGTCTTATCTTCCAGTATGCTTCATTCAACAACTCAAGAAGTTTACACTTCTTCCTAGCAGTATTCCCTGTTGTATGTGTATGGTTAACCTCTATGGGTATCTGTACAATGGCATTCAACCTTAACGGTTTCAACTTCAACCAATCAGTTGTTGATGCAAACGGTAAAGTTGTACCAACATGGGGTGACGTTCTTAACAGAGCAAACTTAGGTATGGAAGTAATGCATGAAAGAAATGCACACAACTTCCCATTAGACCTAGCATCTGCTGAGTCTACAACAGTTGCTCTAACAGCACCTGCAATTGGATAATAAATAAGATTGAGACATCGTTCGTGCGGTCTCTACAATCGGAACAAACCCAAAGACCTCTTCGGAGGTCTTTTTTTTTATGTCTTGACATTCGCCAAATGTCATGATAAGGTATGTGAAAATAAATTATTTGATTTATGAGAATTTTTCTTGACACAGCAGATGTTGATCTAATAGGAAAGTATTTTGATACAGGATTAATTGATGGTGTCACAACAAATCCAACTCTCATTAGGAAGAGTGGTAGAGATCCAGAGGAAGTATATAAAGAACTTGTCATCCTCGGTATCAATGATATCAGCATGGAAATTGTTACAGATGATTACTTTGAGTTTCTTCAAGAAGGTAGAAGACTTTATGAGAAATTTGGTGAATCCACAACAATTAAAGTTCCTTGCACGCCAGACGGTCTAAGGGGTTGTAAACTCCTCTCAGACGAGGGAATCAGAGTAAATGTTACTTTGGTATTCAGTTCTGCTCAAGCGATCTTGGCGTCGAAGGCAGGCGCCTCATACGTTTCTCCTTTCGTAGGTAGAGTGAAAGATAATTCTTTTGATGGTTTAAGTCTCATCAGAGAGATATCTGACATCTATCAAACACAGTCAAGTAAGATTAGAACTGAAGTTGGGAGAACAATATATACTGACGTTAGAGCACAAATACTTTCAGCATCCATCAGAGATGTGTTAGATGTGACAAGATCTTTTCAGTACGGTGCAGACATAGTTACCATGCCTCCATCAGTTTTTGAAAAAATGTATGACCATGTTCTGACAGAAAAAGGTTTAGATCTTTTCCAAAAAGATTGGGAAACAGTAAATGCACTTAATTTTTAAATGAGATTCACCATTTATTCTAAGGAAGGATGTTCCTATTGCAAAAAGGCAGAAAAGTTGTTAGAGTTGGCCAAGGTAGATTTTGTAGTCTATAAACTTGGTGACGATTTTACCAAAGAAGGATTCATATCTGAGTTTGGAAACTCATCATTTCCTAGAATTACAATAGATGGGAAACTGATTGGAGGTTGCTTAGATGCTTACAAATACCTAGAAGAAAAAAATTTAGTATAATGGAAGACATTTACACAATTGTAGATAAGGCAATTGACATTGCATTTGAAGAACAAAAATTTCATTTGAAGTTCTATGATTTTATGAAGTCTTGTAAGACAACAGGAATTCAGGCAAAAACTTTTAATCAAAGTTCAACTGCTAAAGAGGTGGTTGATTTGGTAGATGAACTCAGTGAGTACATCAAAGGTGGTAAAGACAACAATCATCAAATTTTGAGAGAAGCCTATGGTCATCTTGGAAAACCAAATGCAAGAAAAATTAGAGATTATTTCAGTGGAATTTTAGAAGATGCAGAACGATACGAAAAAGAAAGAAGAAGAGGCAGACGCAAAACTAAAACTAAATAAAGGCGTTGAACTTATGTTACAACGTAGGAGGACAACGCCAAAAAAGTTTAACTTAAAACAATTAATTCAAGGTAACAACGTGTTAGCAATAGCATTAACTTTTGGCACTCTCGTTGCAGTGCTTTTTCTCTGTGTTGGTGGTATAATAGGATGGTTATACAAAGAACATCAACAAAGACACGACATTTCTGAGATGCATCCTGAGATGTATGACTTAAAAGGCAATGTAATTCCAGATGAGATTATTGCCTTCCGATTTGAAAACTTAAACTTTGATAGTGAAATTGACGAAGAATTATGACTACAACACACCCTACATTGGGAGAAACTAGACTACCAAACAATCCTCTTTTAAGTGAGGTATTGTCTTTAATATCAAAACAAAAAACAAAAGCTAAAAAGATTCAATTACTAAAAGAAAATGAATCCTTACATCTTAAATCTGTTTTGATTTGGAACTTTGATGATTCCGTGAAGTCAATGCTTCCAGAGGGAGATGTTCCATTTGAAAAGAATGCTGCACCAGCAGGGACAGAACACACATATCTTGCTCATGAGTGGAAGGTATTGTATAATTTTGTAAAAGGTGGAAATGATGTTCTAAGACCTATGAAACGAGAACAACTTTTTATGCAACTTCTAGAGGGTCTTCATCCAGATGAGGCAGAAATTATTTGTCTGGTAAAAGATAAAAATTTAAAGAAGAAATATAAATTGACTCGTGCAATAGTTGAAGAAGCATTCCCTGATATAGAATGGGGTAATAGAGGATGACTCAAACAAAAGATGCAAAGGAAGTTCAAACCTATTGGACACTGAAAGAAAAAGAAAATCTTCCCAGTAGATATTCAACTGAACTCTTAGTTGAAAATTGCAATGAATCTGAATCAAGAAATCCTCAGTTCCCTCTTGATGCTTATATTGTTACATACAAAGATTCAAATGGAGATACTAGAAAGGATATCGTTCGTGCATCTGCAAAGGTAAATCTTTTTGATATGTACTATGATAAGTTCGGAGCTGATTCTTTGATTGCAATGGACTACGGACATGGAACTGTCAATCCAAAATTATATGGTTTAAAGGCACCAAGCAAACCTAAAAAAAATAGGAGGAGAAACGCATGAGTGGAGATGTAGGATTAGAGAATGAACCAATTATTTTTTACAGTAAAGAAATGACCAAATCTAAACTGGTTGTTCTAAAACATAAAGGGGTAAAATTTAATCTTTACAACGAAGCCATGAAAACAATGAAGGAGACTCATGAGCGAAGAAATTAGAAATCAAATCAATGACATCATTGAAGGTGAAATACAAAATGGAATTAATGACTACCTAGAAGAGAAACAGGAGCGAGAGAAGTCTCAGGGAATGGGTTTTGTTACCTCTGAGGAGGCAAAAGAGTTAAAGGTAAAGGTATCTAATGATGAGATAGATAAGATAATTAAACAATATAAAAAACTTAAGAAGAAACAGAAGTCTAATTTATTTCAAGTTAAGAAAATGGGATTGCTTGATAAAAATGGGAGACCATTATAATGGATGACAAAAAGTTAAAAACAATATTAAAAGACTTGAAAAATGTGGTGAGTGCATTAGAATCAGAATTAGATACAAATAAAGATGTTTGTTCTAATCTTGACTATGAACAAATTCGCCCTTATATTGCAGATTATGATGAAGTTTTCATGGATGAAGAGTGACGATCCTCGTTACTCAGAAGAAAAACAATTACTAAGACAAGCATGTTTTAGATCTCTCTTGCACCATCTTGAGGATCATACAAGAGCAGTCTATGAGTTCTCTACCATTTGGTGTGATAAACACGATACAATAGATGGTATTGAACAAGGTTTTCAAGACTACCTAAGATCTTACGCAGAGAACGCTTATGCCAACAGTTAAATTAGTATCCATTACTCCCGATGCGGAGAAGACAATGGCATATATTGCCAGAGTATCTAATCCAAATAATCAGGACAACGATAATTTCTCTGGACTTCTAAAGTATTGTATTAAACATCAACATTGGTCTGTATTTGAACAGTCTTCAATGACACTTGAGATTGAAACTACTCGTGCGATTGCAGCACAGATTCTACGACATCGTAGTTTTACATTTCAAGAGTTCTCTCAAAGATATGCAGACACAAATCTAATTGCAAATAAGATACCGATTCCATTATTAAGAAAACAAGATACAAAGAATCGTCAGAACTCTACGGATGATTTAGATGAGTTTGTTAAACAAGATATTCAAATAGCAATCACTAATCATTTTAATCAAGCAGAAAAATTATATAAAAGAATGTTAGATGCTGGTGTCGCAAAGGAATGTGCTCGTATGGTTCTACCACTTGCAACACCAACTCGTCTTTACATGACTGGTTCTTGTCGTTCTTGGGTGCATTATATTAATCTAAGATCTGCACACGGAACACAAAAAGAACATATGGATATTGCACATGAATGCCGTAAGGTATTTACCGAACAATTTCCTGTAGTATCTGAAGCCCTTGAGTGGGTCTAAATAACTTTACAAAACGTTAAACTTATGCCTAGTTACCCTGTTAAAAATTTGAAGACTGGAGAGACTAAAGAACTCTCTATGTCTATGACTGCGTATGATGAGTGGAGAGATAACAATCCTGACTGGGATAAAGACTGGTCTGAAGGATGCGCTGGTCTTGGAGAGGTTGGTGAGTGGAGAGACAAACTCATCACAAAAAATCCAAGTTGGAATGATGTTTTACACAAAGCATCTAAGTCTCCTGGCTCTAGAGTTACTAAAATTAACAAATAAATGGCAAGAAAAAAAGATTCTCCAATCGGAGTAGGAATGACTGCAAAACAAATGAAGAGGAAAAGACCAATTAATGGCGATCTTTTAAACAAGATCGAACCAATTACAGATAACCAAAAGATTCTCTTTGACAACTACAAAGAGGGTAAGAATATTTTTGCTTATGGTGCTGCTGGAACAGGTAAAACTTTCGTTGCACTTTACCTTGCATTGAAAGATATCTTAGATCAACATACACCTTATAATCAACTTTATATTGTAAGATCTCTTGTCTCAACTCGTGAGATTGGATTCTTGCCTGGCGATCATGAAGATAAGTCTTTCTTGTATCAGATACCATATAAAAACATGGTCAAGTATATGTTTCAA